GTGATGCTGCGGCGGCAGGTGAGCTGGGCGGTCAGCTCCTCGTCGTCGGGCAGGATGATCTCGGCCCCCTCGATCTTCTTGGCCATGCCGTACCAAAGTTCCGCCGCCCGGTTGGCGTAGGCGTCGGTGTCGTAGGCGGTTGAGCCGAAGTTGACCCGGTTGACCTCCCAGCCAGCCTCGGCAAGCGCGTCGCACATGGGCAGCCCAAGGCCGCTGGCGTCGGCATAGATGTTGGAAGCCTCCAGCCCCGCCTTCTTGAACTCGACGATGAACCGCCCCACCGCGCTCATGGTGTCGCGTTCCCTCCAGGCAATGATGGGTAAAATCTTGTTGCCGTCCCTGACGGCCAAGACGTTGCTGTCGCCACCGGCGGCGAAGTCCACCCCAGCCACCCGTGCCTGGCCGGGCTTGAAGTCGGGCGGGTTGGTCTGGCAGTTCTGGAGCTGGTTAAAGCTGATGACCAGGCTTTCGTTCCCTATGTCCATAAACTCGCCAAAGATCATGGAGCGGGTGAAAGGGTGCTTTTCGCCGTACTTGGCATACGCCTCGTCGATGACCGTCTGCGGGATATGGGGGCAGTCAAAGGCCGTGGCGGCGTGCTGCTTATAGAGGGCGGCTTCCTTGGTGAAGGCGCGGTAAAACGCCCCGCTGGTCCCGCCGGGGCTAGAGGCAATCAACAGCCTGGTGGGCTGACAGCGGGAGATGGCTTCAAAGAGAGGGTCGGCCACGCTCTTGGCCTCGTCCACCACCATGAGCAGGGGATGGCTGGTGTGGTCCTCGGCGTGCCAGCCTTCGGCCCGTCCTGGGTCGGTGGCCGAGTAGCCGATGATGCGGGAGGTGTTGTTGTTGTTGTGCAGGTAGCGGATCTCGCCAGAGGTGACTTCCCAGCCGGGACCGAGCTTGGCAACGGCGGAGCGAAGGCTTGGCCAGAGCTGGGACTCGACCTGACGGAAGACGCCAGCGGTGGTTACGGCCACGGAGCGCTGGTAGCAAAAGGCGTGCCAGAGGAGGGCGGCGGTGATGACGGTGCTGGTCTTGCCAGAGCCGTTGGCGGCGCGAAGGGCCACGCGGGATTGGGGCTGCTCCAAGTCACGAAGCACCTTTTCCTGCCAAGGATAGAGCTTCATCCCCAGCAAAATCTTCGCAAAGCCGACGGGGCGGCGAAGGGCGTTTAGCAGTTCAAGCTGCTTGTTGCGGGCTTTCTTGGGGGTTTTCGTTGGTGGCGGTAGTGCTTGCATCAGAACCCTTTTTATTTTTTGTCGCAATTTTCTGGGGGGTATTATGCGTGGCGGACGGTGGCGGGGGGATGGCGGTGGGGCGTGGTGGTGTCGGCCGCTTCGAGTACCTTGGCACCCTTCGCGCCTTCTTCTGTCCTATACTTTCAGAGGACAGACTAGGAGCGGAAAGCATTGGAGTGTCAACGCTTTCAGCGTCAACGTTAAGTATACCATCAGCGGATTTAACATTCAGACTGGCCAGCGCGGCCGCAAAGTTAGGTGACAACGCATGCACATGAGCATGGCCATGTTCGACTCTTCCCCTTTCCGCCCAATCCTCCGGGCGGCGCCTACCTAACCAGGCGAGCGCGGCGATAGGATGATCCTTACCGGCCGCCCTTTTTATGCTCGACGCGAAGTACGCCTCTGCCTCTGCTTCGGCAGTGTCGAGCCGCTGTTGGAATTCAGGATGGCGCTGAATGTAAGCGGATGCGGTGGGCCATGGAACACCAGCGAGATGCGCGCACCGTACGCGCGGAATGCCTAGGCTGATTCCCTCGAGGAATTTACCTTGGGCGGCCGCATCAAATACCAGCGGGCGCCCCTCTTTCTTCTTTACGGTCAACGGCAAAATCTCGCCATTAGTTGCCCTTATGTCACCGGCTGACGGCATAAGCGCTACTTCTAACATACTTTGAGCGAAAACCTAGCACTTGACTATTCAAGCGCGTATGCAATAGTAAGGACATGAAAACAGAACTAAACACCGTATTGGGAACGGCAGAACTTTCCCAAAAATTAGAGAACGAACTTAAAGCATACGCGCAAAATTGGGAGGAGCATCGACTCCAAACCAAAGAAGCGTACTACATCCTCGAGAAGCTAAAAGGATATCAGGAAACTTACCGCGCCGGAGTTTACGCTGTGGCGGCTCAATTCGCGTTACTTCGAGAGGGTAAATGGTAATGAAAACCGCGCCGCCCATTGTTCACCTCACTGTCAAATCTTCCAATGTTAAAACGGGATCGATGCCCGTCTCTACATCCGGCGCCAGCACGTGCCCGGATTCGTGCCCGCTCAAATCCAGGGGCTGCTACGCGAAAGGCGGCCCGTTGGGAATGCATTGGCAGAAAGTAAGCCGCGCAGATAGGGGAACGGTTTGGGATTCATTTTTGGATCAAATCCGAACTTTGCCCGACGGGCAAACATGGCGGCACAACCAGGCCGGAGACTTGCCCGGAGATAATAACGCAATTGATTCCGGCTTACTCTCCGAACTAGTCCGCGCCAATCGCGGGCGGAATGGCTTTACCTATACACATAAGCCGGTGTTGGATTCTCAGCCCGGCCCGGTGCGATCCAATCGCGCCAGCGTGGCAAGGGCGAACCGTGGCGGCTTTACGATTAACCTCTCCGCGAACGGGCTACGCCATGCCGACGAATTGGCAGCCTTAAACGTCGCACCCGTTGTCACCATTCTGCCGCCCGGAGTTGAATCCAACACCGTGACCCCTAGCGGGCGGAAAGTTATAGTTTGCCCGGCTCAAATCCGCGACGGTGTCACGTGCGCAACGTGTCGCTTATGTTCGCGCTCGAGCCGGTCCGCCATCATTGGCTTCATCCCGCATGGTTCGGCTCGACGTGCTGCCGGTGCTGTAGCGCAAAAAGATACAGGGGAAGCGTAAATGCAAACGGTAGTTTACAACGTTTACAGCCGCGCCGGATCATTCCAAGCAAGCTTCGAGACATACGCGCAAGCCGCCGTGTATGTCCAAATTAATGGCGGCGCGTATTGGCTAACAATACGGAAAGAGAGAGGATAACCATGAATAAAAAAACCATAGTGGCGGAAACCATATTGGAAACACTCGCAGAGTATAGGCCAAACCGGGGAATGCCCGAAGGTCATATGTACGCGGAATTATGCAGACTGATAAGCTTGGACGTGTTCCAATCGATCATCCGCGAGTTAGAGGCGGCCGGATATGTGGAAAATAAATTCCACTACGTGACGGCTACAGACAAGGGGAGGGAATGGGCGGCGGCTCGCGCTCCCATCGCCGCGTCATGAGCGTATCCGCTCAGGATGCCGCCTTGGAATTGTTCGCAAATCCGGCGCCATGCCCGGCTTGTTCGGATTATGACCTAACGGTGTTGGGTAAGTTAGGAGATCGTATAGGCTGCCGGTGCCGGTCATGCGGGTACACGTTTACCGTGTCGGATGAGGAGGAAACAGAATGAGCGGTGCGGTATACTTCGCGCATGGATTGATCCTAGGATTCATCCTAGCGTCGTTCTTCTGGATATTGGGCCGGAGTTGTTCTAAACGGTAGCGCGGCCGCCAAAACTTTCCGCCAAGTTCCAACCTTGGCGGAATTTTATTAGTTGCCTTATTCAAGCCGTTGGCTTATCTCGCCAACTAACGGGAGCATTAAACGGTAGCGCAACGCTTCATAAGGAGTGAAACGGTAGCATGGACGAAAAGATTAAAGAATACCTAGCCTTCATCGGCAGCAAAGGCGGACGGGTGACGGGAGCGTCGAAGGCCCGCACCAGCGAGCAGGCCAGGAAGGCCGTGCAGGAACGCTGGAAACGCTACCGCAAGGCCAAAGAAGCCTCCATAAGGAGCGGGAGCGTTAAGTAACGGTAGGACAGCTACTTGCCGATGCGGCAACAGCAGGCGCGGTTTTCCAGGGGGCGTCTATAAGGAACGGTAGCCCCGCTGTCCCCTACCTGTGAGGCAGGGATACCCCCCTTAAAACCGATCCTGGAGCGATTGCGCGGGTGTGTCGTAGCTTTTTTAGCGACAGGTGTGGGCTTTCTCACCACTTCCTACATGACCAATATCTGGCCGTCAGCTTGCTCGGCGGTGCAGAGTCGCACCGATGCCTTGCCCTAAAGCTACGCCTGCGCCCCGGCTCGCTCTTTCTGATCCGCATACTGCGGTCGCCGAACCGAATCGTCTTGCTCCTGCCGTTGGCGCAAGCCCGCACCACAAACTTCTTGGGGCCGGTGCTGGCTCTGCGCGGGCTGTTACACGGTAGCTTGTTCATGGTGTTTTGTCCGCCAGCGCCTTTATCTT